ACTGGCCATTTTCGCCAACGATACGCATCGCAGGCCCCCACGTAGCGCCATTATCTGTTGAAACACGCATATATAAGTCGCCGGTAGTCCATGTTGTGTGCCAGTTTGTTGAACCGTCAACTGAATACTGGTAGATTGTTTGCGCAACGATAATGGCCTTTCGAAAGTCTTCACCAGCGCTTGATACTGTTGTCCATCTTGTGAGAAAAGTAGTTTTATCGATAGATATATTCTGTGACCAAGTAGAAATCAGAATCACGCCGGGCGTTGTGAAAAGATACGCTCTTAATGCTTCGCATGCATCATAGTATGCCTTTGCAGGCGTCCCTGCTGTCGTAGGCGTCCATTTGTTCACGGCCACCGCTTGTGTACGAAGTGTCTTAAATTCACCATCGGCAATAGTGTCGGTAGGACCTGTCGGTAATGTTGAAATTCTGTTTGAATCATTGACGATTTCACACCAGCGCGATACTACACCTATTTTTTCCTGTGGTGTGATTATTGAATCAGAGGCCATCTGTACGATTTGGTAATCAGAAGCGATAGCGTCAATCAATTGTTCTAGTGGTAGCTCTGTCCCGTCGCATACTTCTACGCGCGGTCCCCAGAAATATTGTACTGAACCTGCAATATCACAATAATAATAATATGCTCTATGGAGAGCTTTTGTTGTTCCTGGTTTCCATTTGAAATCAGTGCCATTGAAGACCTTTTTACCAGTAACGGTATCATAAACCCCGCCAATACTGGTTGTTATCGTTGTGTCCTTCGGGTGAACATACCCAATAATAACATACCATCTGTCCAGTAATGGTGGGGTTCCATTCCAAAAATATGGATTGTTGTCGTCGGCGCCGGCGAGCGTCACCGCATGCGCCGAACCGTTGGAATGGAGGCCAAGATATGATGTCCCATCAGTAGTAGTCCGTTTCAGATAAACAACAAACCGATAGGTTTTCGAATCGGATACATCAAAATAGTCAGTATGCCACCCTCCATCACTGGCATACGGGACTGCAATATCAGCAGTCATCTTCCAGAGCGGATTTGTGCGCCCATACGGATCAAGACCAAGCTCTATACTGTTTTCAGTTGTTGGAGCTGTGCCTTGCGCAATAAACCCAGCCTGTGTGCCAGAAGTGCCGGGCACCCATGTGCTATAATCGAGAATATTTGTTTTAGATGCTTTTATCGCTGCATCTCTCGCCGCATCTGCTTTCGCTTGTGCGTCGGCAATGGCACGTTGTTCCTCAGCATCAACAATGCCATCAGCATATGCCTTAGCAGTAACTTCGGCTAGATTAGCCTGAGCGTCAGCATAAGCCTTCGCTGCATCTAGTTTAGCCTGAGCATCAGCAATAGCTCGTTGTTCTTCTGCATCGACAATGCCATCTGCATAGGCTTTAGCAGTTACTTCGGCTAGATTTGCTTTAGCTAGAGCATAGTTTTCAGCAGCAGCTTGTGCTGCATCAGCTATTGCTGTGACTTCATCTTCTGTTAGTCCAGCATAATCTCTTACCCATGTATTTGGCATTGTGCCAATATATATTATTCCTTCATAGATTCCGTATTGACCGTCTTCATCAACAATATCACTTAATGACGAAAGTTGCTTTATATTCTGTTTCGGAACAATGTCTTTCCCATAGGGATAAACAGCAGTCGATGTATTAGGCGCCGAGGCTTTCGGTCCGAAACTCACCTTGCTATTAAATTCTGGTATTGCACCAGCATCGGCATTGTGCACAGCTGGAGCCGCTTCGAACAAAGTCAGTTTCGCCGATAAATCATCATTCAAATCAATGCCGAATACAATGCAATCAATGGTCTCAAGGCCAGCTAGGCCAAAGAAGAACATGTCACCAATGGCTGGCATATCTCCGTTGACAGGCATACCGCTTGAAAGAGTGAGCGTATGCGTGTCGCCAGCAACCGTTGCAACAGGCCAGTAAATTGAAGCCCCAGTCGAAGTCCTAAAACGTACTGCATAGTCTTTCCCGGCTTCCATAAACACCGCATTGTCGGTTTCTACAGCAGTTATATTACCATATCCATCAGTTGTTATCCCTGTAAGCCTGCCATCTGCAAGTCCCCACCTTGGCGCTGGATGTGATACTTTCACTAACTCACCGCGCTTCACCGCTAGGTTTTCAGCATCAATGTTGACGGTAAACATCTCTGGACGCAACCGTCTAGTCGCCAGCAAGTATCTGCCAAAGCCAAACACTTGTGCAGGATTCGTCATATACATGGCTTCAATCGACTCAAACTTTGTCGCTTCGGTATATGAGCTGTCGCTCGTTCTATCGACGCCCCATGCATCACGAAGGACGCCATCCTGTTCGGTGTCATACTTATAGCCATCATCAAGCACTATCCGTTCATCGACAACATATTGCTCGTTGGCATTTATAAATTTAATTCTGTATCCATGGACGACTTCGCCAAAAGATTTTGTTCCTCTGAATCCCCACGAATTATGCGGGCCGATATGCTGTTTCGGCGTTGTCTGCAAAGCATCCCATACAACGCCATAGGTTCCATCAGACATAGTGAGCGAAGCTCGTGCAGGCGCAAGAATCTGCGCAATAAGTTCTGATAGCTTTGCGCCTTGTGTAACGATTCCGTTGGTCTCTATGCGATACTGGCTACCGCTCAAGCCTTTCAGTGTATTACACCATTGCGCAAAAGCATACACCGAGTTCCAGTCAATCTGTGCGGCGGTTCGTGGCCGTGGATTGCCAGCGCCCATCAATGCATGAATAAACGCCAGCGCAGTATTTTGAGGGTTAGTAGCAATGATTGAAGCCCAGTCGCGTGCATCTTTGGATGTAATATACGAATAATCAGCACTGACCATGCAGTTCAATTTCGTGATGCAATTTTGCACCGCTTCAGAGCTTTTTATTTTGATGCCAAGAATTGCAACCTTCTTGCGCGTATCGACAGGCATAATGTCTAAATTGGTAAAAGACTGCAGGCTTGTCCAAAACACCGCATCCTGAATATTACTATCAGTCGCATCTTCTGTTTCGCGCGCAACGAACACTTCATATTGCCCAGCCGTCAGTGTTGCACTCGTTGCGACAAATCGTAATGTTTCTGCCTTATTGCGTGTAATCGTATTTGTCCCATTGTCAAACGTACCAAGCAACGTCCATGCATTCGGTGTTGCACCTGGCGCAGATTTTAATCGGTAATATGGTTTAACTATGACTGTTGCGTTAAGCTTATCATTATTAGAGTATTTGACAAGTTTTGGAAACGTTATCGTTACCGCAATTTTAGTGGTGTTTTTTGCCGTTGTCTGGATATTCGATGGTACAACGATTGCCTGTATTCCAGATTTTGCTTCGTTCACCAAGCCTGTTGCCTGATTGCAATAGATTGTTGTCGGAGAAACTCCAGTAACAAGAAATTGCTTATTATTCCCAGCGTTAGAGAATCCATAGAAGGTAATGTAATCGCCTACACGCACGTCGGCATAGTTTGTTGTGTCTTTCGTTCCTGTCGCTGTCCAGTCGCCAGATGAGCGAGTGAAGGTTTTTGCAGCTGCATTAACGGTTATAGTTATCCCATTCAATTCTTTATTAGACTCAAGAACGTGGTACCGTGCAAGCGCAGCAGAAAGGTTTTGCTCGATGACTTCTTTCTGATAGAGCGAAAGTCCTGTACCATTCACGCTGTCTTGCCTTATTTCAGCCTCACAGCCTGGCAAGACACCGTCGCAGACGATTGTTCCATTGGTAACATTGGCGCTGTTCGTTGCAATGAGCATATCGCCAAACTGGATATTTGACACCTTGAGTGGCGCATAGCCCAGAATAAATGCCATGTGTAGATATTGATCTTGGCCATCAACACCTGATATTTCGGTATAAGGTGGTGACAGATACCCAGGCGTCATCAAGTGCTTGCCAAGCACAAGCGGTACTTTACCGTTCGGGTTTGATTGATTTTTTGCACCATGAATTGATGGATGATTTATTGTACCCATCTCATCGGCATAAGGACCACCTATAACGCCAGCACCTGTGAGTCCTGCAAGAATTGGCGCAGCAATACCAATAACAAAGCCAGCAGCAACCCATGCCACTCCGCCTGTAACAATACCAACCGCAATCAAAGCTAGGGATGCAATAGCGCCACCAATCGCTTTTGTATTTGCCGCCTGTTCTCTGTCGGTATTACCATTCGCTGGAACAATCCTGATAATGATTTCGTCATCGTCATTGACGATCGTTTTGCTTCTATCATTGTTGCTGATAAGTTTTCCATTGACATAGGTTCTTACCATCAACCCATGTGGGATATCGCTTCGTGCGTTTTTGACAATAGATTCTAAAGAAGCTCCTGATTCTATCGTTTCTTCGCGTCGTTCGCTTGTGAATGGGTGTGGGAAGAAATATACTTTAGCTGGCACGATAATATCCCTCCACCTTCAGCCTAAGCTGTCGAATACCATCGAGCGGTTCAATCACCGCATCTGTTCCGCGGTTGGTATGCAATATCTCGCCATTGCCAATATAGAGTGCGGTATGGCACAATTTCCCACGAATACGCATCAGTACAATATCTCCTTCTTGCGGTTCATCCACTTTTTTTAGTGGCAACGCTTCCCGACCAATCGCTATCTGGTGTTCACTTTCACTCATTGATGAACGCTCGTAATCATCGAACGTTGGCAGTTCCTTGCCAAACTTTTCGTGTAGAACAAGCCTCACAAGCCCCCAGCAATCGCATCCATCTTTCGTTCTTCCAGCATCCTTGAACGGTATGCCGACATATTCGCCATAGTTCATTTAAACAATCCTTGTTTTATGTAAACAGTCCTGGCGCGACCTGTGCCGTCAACTCTATTGGCAATACTTCATATTCAAGCGCATCATCAATAGCGAGCGATGCCTGAATTATCTCATCATCATAATCAATGCTTTTGACGATATACGAAATTCCTTTAACTGGTTCAAATACTCCTGCAGTACCGTCAAGCCGTTCACTGCCGTCCAATTCCCAGCTTCCATTCAGTGTCAATGTTCCTGATTCGTCATACCACACAGCTTGTACATTGACGGTAATAAAATCTCCGACAGAGCGCAGCGAAGCAATCAATTCGTCGGAATTATAGGTGGTAAGAGTCGCCGAAGCGACTTCGCTTGAAGTCTCTGCGTGCCAATCAAGCACAAACGGTACGGCGGCATAGGTATGCCCTTCATAAGTAAGCGGTAGTGTATTATTTGTGATATATATAGTACTTATTGAAGGATGCGAAATGGTAAGCAGCACAATAGCAGCGCCGTTTGTTTCTCGCGCGAATAACGCAGCTTTTACTTTTGCCGATAATGTAGTGCTCATGCCCATACCTCTAAATCAACATTCACAATAAACTCATGGTCGTCAGGTCTATAGCTCGGCGGACTCGTTTCTGGGGAGAATCGTGCCTCGACATAAACAGGCGCCGAATCATCGTTAAATAGGCGCCAGTCAGGCCAGTAGAACGTGTCCGTTCCATAGTGTAATATGGTCTCATAAAATGCCTTGAACGTCGCAAGCTGTGCAGCCGTCATTGCATAAGAGTATCGATGCGGTTCAGGCGCTGTCGTTGCTTTAAGACGAATCTTTGCAGGGCCAGCGTCCATTTTTGTAACACGCCTATTGTCAGGTAACGATACGCTAGCACCATCTTGAAGCGGTCTCACTGGTAAAGAAGCAGGCCAGTATTCCATTTAGCTTTTCCTTACGCCACCGGCGTTTGCCGAGGCAATTTCTTGCCGTACTATATCCCGCAAGGTCAGGATAATCTTTTTATTCCCAGCAGCGTCTGTAATCGTTTGTGTCTTGCTTGCAATCGGTGTCGACGAATAATTGTTGATTTGAATATCGATATTTCCTGTCGCTTTGGCGGTTACTCCAAGCTTACCTGTTGAATCCCGTGCCAGCGGCATGATAGCTTCAGGCCCAGCTTCGGCGAACACACCACCTTTTGCGAAGGTAAATAATTGCGGATTGTTATAAACTCCATTGGCGTATTGGTGTAATGAGGGAGAAGTATAAACATCTCCAAGCGCATTGCTTTTTAATAGTCCCGCTCCAACACTTCCGACAAGCCCACCACCAATCAATGCAAGGGCCAGCGTATCATTGGATGGATTTACATCGGTCAGCATTTGCAATCCAGCCTGTACCGCTAGTTTTGGTAGCATAACAAGAATTGTTTCAAGAGTATCGCTCATTGCATCGCCGAACGAATTCCACGCATTCGCACCATCTGCGATCGCTTCACCGAGTTCATAGAATTCATCAGTAAGAGAACTTATGGTTGTTATCAGAATAGCGTCACCGAATTGTTTCGCAAGTTTCGTTCCTGTGTCATATTGTTCCGCAAGTTCACGTAGTGCTTGTTTATAGCCTTCGGAAGATATTTCGCCAGCGGCAAAGCGTGTTTCTAGCTCATCCAACGCTGCCCTATACTTTTCAGCATCAGTATATGCGCTTTGAATAGTGTAACCCAGAATATCTCCAGTATTCGGATTGATAGCGATTGTTGGTTTTTCTCGCCAATTAGTTGATGGTGGGGCATTCTGGTAGGCGAGCATGTTTAATCTAAATAATCCTTCTGGCGTCTGTGTTTCTTGATATGCTATCTTATAATCAATTCTTGAAATTTCTTCCGCTGCCTGTTCCTGTGTAAGTAACGGTATACCACCGCCTGGCTTATACATCCAGCGATCGGGTGGTACACGTTTCGCAGCCTCTGCAAGGTAAGTTCTAAGTTCAGTGGCTATACTAGCATTTATTGGTTCCCAAAAAGCATCTGCCTGCTCTTGCGTGAGATATGGCTTACCACCGCCGGATTTATACATCCATCGGTCAGTAGGAGCCCGGGATGCCATAGCCTGCATTTCTATGAGGCTATCTAAATACATACTTGACGCAATAGTATCGAGGGCAGTTTGTGCTTCTTCTTGAGTGAGGTATGGTATACCACCACCAACCTTATTAAGCCAGCGATCCGTTGGAGCGCGCTTTGCAGACTCTGCAAGTTCTGCTCTAAGCCCGGTAGCTATCTGTGCATCTATTGAATCAGTAACTGCTTTTGCAGCTTCTGGAGAAAGGAAAGAAACACCGCCACCAACCTTATTAAGCCAGCGATCAGGTGGAACACGCTTAGCAGCTTCGGAAAGCTCT